CTGCCACCCTACAATCAAGCCGTCTTGACCCCCGTGTGAACCTAACAGACAAGATTTTTTATGCTATTAGCCAAGCGGCTGACTTATATGCTACCAATTATGGTTGGCAGATTAATTATTTAGCCAAATTTAATATGCTCATAGTAAATGTGCCTGTAACTGGCGGTTCTGAGCAATATGTAATGCACACTATTACAAAGTCTTGGGGAAGGTTTACAGGGGTTGATGCAATCAGTTGGGAAGTCAATAATAACGATATGTATTTTGGCGGTAAAGGCTTTGTAGCCCGTTTTTATGACAATTTATCTGATAATGGCACAAACATTACAGCCACAGCCCAACAAGCATATAACTACTTTGAAAGCCGTGGGCAATTAAAGCGGTTTACGATGGTTCGCCCAATTCTACAGACTGCCAACGGTAATCCTAGCGTTTTATGCGGTATTAGCGTAGATTTTGACACCCAAAACCAGCTTGGGGCAGTATCGTTTAACCCTACAGCTTCTACGATTGGAACTTGGGATAACACCACATGGGATGTAGGGCAATGGGGTGGCGGCTTAAATACGAACAAAGTATGGCAAGGCGTTAATGGTCTTGGCTATGCAGGTTCGGTCAATATTAATGTTGCAGCACAAGGAATTGAACTGCATTGGGCATCAACCGATTATGTAATGGAGCGTGGCGGGGTATTGTGAGGACTGTTACTACTGAAAATCAGCGATATTTGGGGGAATGGCTGGTTCGAATACTTAACTTTCCCTTACCCGAAACCACCCAATGTATTGGGCAGTTGCAAGACGGTAATTTGGTGGCTGTAGTTGGATACTGTAATTTCATGCCAAAAGCCTGCGAAATGCACATTGGTTCATTGGCTGAAACGAACTGGATGAGTAGGGATTTATTATGGGCGGCTTTTGATTACCCCTTTAATAAACTTGGACTTAGCGTTATACTAGGGCAAATCTGTGCTAATAACACGGATGCCCTAAAGTTAAACCGACATTTGGGCTTTAAGGTTGTTGCAGAAATACCTGATGCCCACATGGAAGGGGATTTGGTAATTATGGCAATGCGTAAAGAGGAGTGTCGGTTTCTTAACATCCGATGCTCTTTAAATAAGGGAGAATAGTATGGGTGGTGGTGGATTTTTAGGATTAGGGCCTGCGCCAAGCGCACCTGCCGCCCCTGATTATCGGGGGGCTGCTCAAGAAACTGCACAAGGTAATTTGGAAGCCGCAAGAGCCGCTTCTGCTGCAAACCGTGTCAACCAAATTACGCCTTATGGCAACTTAAACTATCAAATTAGTGGGCAAGACCCTTATGGCAATCCTACATGGACTGCTACTCAAACATTAAGCCCTGCTCAACAACAACTGCTTGATTATCAAAACCAAGCAAGTATTGGGCTTGGAAGGGTGGCTGGTAAAGGTTTAGGCTATGTTGAAAATATGCTTAACACCCCGTTTGATGTAAGTGCTTTGCCATCAACAGGCTTTAATCCAAGTCAGACTTACCAAGAAGCCTATATGCAACGGCTTGCCCCACAGATTGAACAAGGCCGTGAACAATTAGCTCAAAGTCTTGCCAATCAGGGAATTCCTTTAGGTTCTAAAGCATACGAAAATGCAATGCGGATTCAAGCACAGCGTGAAAATGACCTCTTGTTAGGTGCTACAACACAAGGTTTTGGTGTTGGTCAGCAAGCAAGACAACAGGCTTTGCAAGAGCAAGCCTACCTTAGAAATGAGCCATTAAACACCCTTTCTGCGGTTCGTACTGGCGCACAAGTGCAAGGCCCAACTTTTATCAATGCCCCACAACAAGCAACTACATCGGGTGCTGACATATTAGGTGCTGCACAAATGGGCTATAACGCCCAAATGGGTGACTTTAATGCTAAACAAGCCGCACAAGCTAATCTGAATCAAGGGTTATTTGGTTTAGGCGGTGCAGGCATTATGGCGTTTTCTGACCCACGCACCAAAGAAAATATAAAAGCCATTGGCGTAATGAATAACGGTTTAACCTTGTATAGCTTTGAATACAAAGATGAGTTTAAAGAGCGTGAATTTGGCGGTCATGGCGTTCATGTAGGCGTTATGGCTGACGAAGTAGAGCAAGTATTCCCATATGCAGTTAAAACCCTTGATGACGGCTATAAAGTCGTAGATTACGGACTAATACCATGAATATGTACAACCCCTACATTATGCCCATGCAACAACCGCAAGATGTTAGCGGTTTAATGCCTGTTTTTCAAAATATGGCTAGTCAACAAGCTATGCAAAACGCTGCATTAGCACAGCAAAACCAATTAGTTCAAGACGCAGGGCGTACAACACAAGGCGGCATGAATCCTATGGCTATGGCAATGATGCTTAGAAAAGGTAAATCAGACCCTTACGCTAATGCCCAAGCTGCCATGAATCAGTATGGTGCAAGTAATGTTTATGGTTATGGCGGTCAAGGAACTGTACCAACAATGACTACAGGTATGGATTAATTATGGCTCAAGCACAAACGCTAAATCTTGCAGGTAATCTGCCACCCGAAATACTGCAACAACAGCAATCACTAAATCGCCAACAGCAAATGGCTCAGTTGCTTATGCAACAAGGCCAACAAATGCCGTCAGGTCAAATGGTAAGTGGGCGTTATGTTGCACCTAGCTTTTTCCAATATGCTGCACCTTTAGCTCAAACTTTTGCAGGTATGAAATTAGCAGAAAAGGGCGATAAGGCTGCTTTAGATTTGGCAGAAGCGTTGCGTAAGCGTCAATCTCAAGAAATAGAGCAATTTGGTGAATTAATGAAAACTGACCCAAATGCTGCTTATCGTTTGGCTGCACAATCTTATGTGCCTGAACTTAGGGCTACTGGTGTTAAGAAAATGTTACCTGAAGAAATTACCCTTGGTGAAGGTCAAAAACGCTTTATGGTTATGCCCGATGGTACAACCCGTGTTGTGGCACAAGGCGAAGAAAAGTTTAAACCACCTTTACAAGTTGATACGGGAACTAGTATCGAATTTCGTGACCCTCGTGACCCAACTAAAGTATTACAAGTTATACCTAAATCTCAAATGCCTACTGCTGGACAAGTGGTTGAGCGTGAAGAAGGCACTTTCTTGGTTGACACAAGAACTGGTCAAGCCAAACCTGTTGTTGGCCCACAAAACCAACCTTTAGTTGGTGGTAAGCCTTTGACAGAAACTCAATCTAACGCTGTCGCATTTGGTATGCGAGCAGTAGAAGCTAATAAAATTGCTACAGATTTGGAAAACAAAGGGTTTACTAATACTGGCGTAATCCGCACAGCGATTGGTGGAACTGTTGGAACAGCACCGATTATTGGTGAAAAATTAGAACAAGGTGTTCGTTCTACATTCAATGTGTTACCTACTGTATTAGGTGGCCCAAGCCCTGAACAACAACAAAACGACCAAGCTCGTAGGAACTTTATTAGTGCTGTATTGCGTAAAGAATCAGGTGCAGCAATATCGCCAACAGAATATGTAAACGAAGAACGCAAGTATTTCCCACAATTAGGCGATAGTCCAAAAGTCATTCAACAAAAGCAACAAGCTCGTGAACTTGCTATTAAAGCGTTGGAAGCACAAGCTGGTTCTAGTGGTAAACGCATGATTGAAAAAAATGTTGGGCAATCAGGAAATGTTGTTGACTTTAACCAATTACCAAGTGGAAGATAAGCATGGATGTGCGGATGCCCGATGGTACTTTAGTAAAAAATGTACCCGATAACATAACTCAAGCCGATTTATTGGCTCGTTATCAAGCATTTAAAACGCCTGATACTAGGGGTAATATCATTAATACTGATGTGCCTACCGTTGCAGGTCAAGTACCAAATCCACCTGTAACACCTGAGCCAAAACGCACAATGCAAGAAAAAATGATGGCATTGTATGAAGTGCCAGCTACTATGCTTTCAGGTGCAGCTTTGACTGTGCCAAGTGCTATATCTGCTTTGGTTACAGGCGAAGGGCCAACAGCTATGGCACAACGCAATATGTATCAACCTAGAAGCGGTGCAAGCCAAGATGTATTGCAAAGCATTGGTAGTGCGTTTGAAGCGTCTAAATTGCCCCCAATAATGCCTACAGGTATGTTACCAAGTTATGCTCGTATGGTAGGGGCTACACAACCACAAGTAGCTCAGACTGTTCAAGCTACTAGACAGGCTGTGCCAACTATGCCTGATTTATTACGCAGACAAGCACAACCCACAATGGCTGGTGT